CGTTAAGCAAGTGTACACTCCACAGGGGGATTGTTTTAGAGTTCAATCCAAACCCGTTGTAGTTGATGATAAGTATGTACTATCTACAACTGCCAGTTGTGGATGGATCTTCAATAGCATCATGCAGATTACTGGATTCTCTAGTGCTGGGAAATTAATGGGCATCTCACCTTACGGTGATGCTGACAAGGTATGTACTAAAGATTGGTTTGTTTATGACGAAAGTTCAGATACTTGGGTCACAGACAATCAAACTATATTAAATAGTTATAGGCGATGTTATGATGATCCAACGTTAGATCCTGCGGAGTATTACACTCCAGAATTTGACTTTGATCTCATTGCAAACTTAACTAAAAAAGCACAGGATGAAACTAGAAAGCACACCATTCGTCTTATTCGATCCCTTCTTGAGAAAGTCGAAACGAAAAACGTAGTGCTCTCTGGTGGATATTTTTTAAACTGTGTTAATAACTATGAGTACGCCAAAGAATTCCCTCACATAAACTTCTACATCGACCCTATTGCACACGATGGGGGAACAGCTGCTGGTGCTGCGATGTATTTGTGGCACCACGTTCTAAATAACAGTCAACCTACCCAAGATTTACCCGTATGGCAAGAAAAAGAAAGTCTGACCTACAACCAATCGGTGTTGGCATGACCGCCAAACAAATGAAGAGGCGCAAACCAATCAACTCTGAATTCCTTTTAGAGATTGATCCTCTGACTGATAATCAGTCAAAACTGTACGACTCTTTTGACGATGATAAAAACATTGTCGCTTATGGTGCAGCAGGAACGGGTAAGACTTTTATTACATTCTATAATGCCCTTAGAGATGTTCTTGATGAGAACACACCATACGAGAAGATCTACATTGTACGTTCTCTGGTAGCAACTAGAGAGATTGGATTCCTGCCTGGAACTCACGAGGATAAGGCAGATATCTACCAGATTCCTTATAAGAACATGGTCAAGTACATGTTCCAGATGGCAACTGATGCTGACTTTGAGATGCTGTATGGCAACTTGAAGACTCAGGGTACTGTAAGCTTCTGGTCCACCTCATTCCTCAGAGGAACTACTCTCGATAAAGCAATTATTATCGTTGATGAATTCCAAAACTTGAATTTTCATGAACTTGATAGTATAATTACAAGGGCAGGTGATAACACCAAAATTTGTTTCTGTGGTGATGCAACTCAGACTGACTTGCAGAAAACCAATGAGAGAAATGGTATCATCGACTTCATGAAGATTCTTAGGGTAATGCCATCGTTTGACATCATTGAGTTTGGTCTCGATGATATTGTCCGTTCTGGTCTCTGTAAGGAATATCTTTTTGCAAAACACGAATTAGGTTTTTGATGTTTAATCATGTTGATCTGGATCTCCCTGCCCTTAGCAGGGAGACTATTGATGGAGTCCGTTACTATCAAGTGCCAGATGCTGATGAGTTACTGAAATTAGTATCCATCACTTCTGTCACTAGTCATAAGAACCGTGCCTTCTTTGCTAAGTGGCGCAAAAAGGTTGGTGAAGCGACTGCGGATCGAATTACTAGACAAGCGACTAGTCGTGGTACAGACATGCACACTCTTACCGAGTGTTACCTAAAGAATGAGGGTCTCCCCGAAGTTCAACCGTTATCAGACTATCTTTTTAAGATTGCTAAACCAGAGTTAAACAAGATTGATAATATTCACGCTCTAGAAAGTTCTCTATATAGTAAGGTTCTTGGTGTAGCTGGAACCGTAGACTGTATTGCCGAATTCGACGGCGAGTTGGCAATTATTGATTTTAAGACCTCAAAAAAACCAAAACCAGTAGAGTGGATTGAACACTACTTTGTTCAGTGCATGGCGTATGGGTGTATGCTCTATGAACTCACTGGTATATCAGTAAAAAAACTTGTCATTATTATGGCATGTGAAAATGGAGAGTGTGTTGTTTATGAAGAGCGCGACAAAACCAAGTACATCAAGCTACTACAAGAGTACATTAGAGAATTTCTTAACTACAAACTGGAGACCTATGCCCAGTAAAGCAGAAGATGAATTTGAAAAGGTACTGGAGAAGAAGTTTTTTTGTCCCACTAAGTTTGCTCAAGAGATTGAATACTTAGTGAGAGACAATAAGGAAATGAATTACATTGATGCCATCATTTACTTTTGTGAGTGTAATGGCATTGACTTAGAGTCAGTTCCTAAACTAATCTCTAAACCTTTGAAGGAGAAGATTAAGTATGATGCAATGGAGTTGAACTTCCTTAAGCGAACCTCCAGGGCGAAATTGATCTTTTAATTCGGAAAAAGTCGGAAAATTTATCGCGGGGAAAATTTCGTGAAAACCCTTTTTGTTAAAATGACTCCCTTTGACGTGTATAAAACTTATCTGGGATTGAAGAATCACTTCACAAAAGATAAATACGACTACCACAGATATAACGGTAAAACTCGCGCCTCTCTACAGTCCTTCTATAAGAGGAAGGATCGTTATTGGTTTGAGAAGATGAGTCGCCAGAAGAACGACCAAGAGGTCGTTAACTTTTTTGTGTCAAATTTTGTTGAATCCACAGATGCTAGTGCCATGTGGATTGGGCAACTCATTCGTGAGGGGGAATCTACATACAATTCCTGGAAGAAGCGCAATGAGTCGTTGAGTTATATCTTTAAAAATGAGTCTACTGACTTGTTTAGTGAATATGAAGTTGAGGATGTTTTTGACTGCAAGTCTGGTCACCCACCCCTTCTCAAAAAACATCTAAGTGGTGATATTTGTATTGAGACGTTGGTTATCTATAATCGCATATTTCAGTTTAGTAAGGATTTTGACAAAAAACTGCAAGATCCTATTTGGGAGCAAGTATCTAAAAATATTAAGAAGTACGATTCGTTCCTAAATATCGATATATTCAAATTTCGTAAGATTTTAAAGGACTGTGTTTTATGACATTTTTTGACTCAGATGTGGTGCGGGCAGAAATTGTCCATATTAACGATCTCCAAGAAAAACTGTATAAAAACATGTTCAGTTTTTATCAGATGAATAAGGAAGATAAGTTGGCACATGTTGATCTTCTGTCACAACTGATTGACAAGCAAAAAGTCCTTTATGCCAGATTATCGTTATCTGATGATCCAGAGGCACAGAAGATGAAATCAAATATTGTCAAGTCTGCCGCCATGCTTGGTATGCCAGAAAATGCTGACATGAACATGATCTTCAGTAACATGGAGAAGTTGGTGGGTCACATGAAGGAGCAGGTAGAAGAAAAAGAAGTTTGACAACCACGGGCACTTGCACTATTATAGGTCCGTACTCGCCGCAAGTGCCCTATGGGTACACACAAGCCGAATACAAACAAATCCGAGGTAATCTAATGTCTTTCGCAAATCTTAAGAAACAGTCCTCTCTTGGTTCTTTGACTCAAAAACTGGTCAAAGAAGTTGAGAAGATGAATAGCAATTCCAGCGGCGGTGATGATCGTCTTTGGAAGCCCGAAATGGATAAAACGGGCAACGGTTATGCCGTTATTCGATTCCTCCCCGCTCCTGATGGAGAAGATCTTCCCTGGGTGAAGATGTACTCTCACGGATTCCAAGGTCCTGGCGGTTGGTATATTGAGAACTCTCTGACCACCATTGGTCAGAAAGATCCTGTGTCTGAATACAACCGTACCCTGTGGAACAGTGGTAATGATAAGGATAAGGAGATCGTTCGCAAGCAAAAGCGTAAACTCTCTTACTATGCGAACATCTATGTCGTAAAGGATCCTGCCAATCCTGCAAATGATGGCAACGTCTTCCTCTTCAAGTTTGGTAAGAAGATCTTTGATAAGATCATGGCAGCAATGCAACCTGAGTTTGAAGATGAGACTCCTATCAACCCCTTTGACTTCTGGCAAGGCGCGAACTTCAAACTGAAGATCCGTAAGGTTGATGGTTATTGGAACTATGATAAGTCTGAGTTTGACTCTCCTTCAGCACTGCTGGACGATGATGATGCTCTGGAAGCACTCTGGAAGACGCAGCACTCTCTTGCTGCAATGACTGCTGCTGATCAGTTCAAGACCTATGAGCAACTCCAGACCCGTCTGGATTACGTTCTTGGTCGTAAGGGCACTCCTCGTCTCCAAGATGAGGAAGTCCAAAATGAGGACAACATGCGCGGCAACTTCTCTCCTAGTTTTGGCAACCGCCAACAGGAGTCTGAACTTCCTGCAGATCTGAAGCAAGAACTTGACAATCTTGGTCCTCGTTCTGACTTCAACGCACCTGACATCACCCCTAAAGCATCTTCTGATGATGGTGATGATGATGCTCTGTCTTACTTCCAGCGACTTGCTGAGAGTTGATGAAGTACAATCAGTTTTGCTTGACTCTTTTGGTCATAGCAGCATACTTCAACTTATTTTTTAAGTAAGTATTAGTTGTACAAACGAGGGTTATCGCCCTTCTTAAGGGATCTGGAGACATAACCTCCAGATCCTTTTTTATATGGCATGATATCTTCTAAATCATTGAACAACATGGAGAGATATTCTTTCTTAAGGACATAAATTTGTCTCTTATCATTCTCTAATTTTTCTTCATGCTGATAATTTGTCACTGGTCTAGAAGATAATGCGCCATTGATTTCGATTAAGTCATTTGCTTCTTCATCAAAGTAGACTGTACCGTATGTAATTCTTTTTCTCCAGTTGAATCCATCAAACTTCCATTCCTGCCCATTACTTTCATATACCTCATCTACTTGTGGAGTATACGTTGGTCCTGGTTTACTGAAGAATACATCAGGCATGGAATTGTAACCTCTTCCAGCATTTGTAAGAGTAATCTCTTTTACTTCTCCATTCTCTGTTTTAATGACTCCAGTTGCAGTGATTGCTGACAGTGGAGGTTGTATTGTCGCAGTTGGTGCAGTTCTATAGTTGTAACCACGGTCTTGAATTACAACTTGATCCACGGAACCATTGGCAATAGTCACATATCCCTTTGCTGTTCTATGTGGAATTGGTCCTTGAATTGTAATAGATGGTAGTGGAGCAGTTGTGTATCCAGATCCAGGTTTTGTCACAGTAATATCGACGATAGTTTCTGCTCTAGTTCCAACACCTACAGTTGCAGTTGCCTTGGCAGTTACGTCAGTATCATATGTGTATATCTTTCTATTGATTGAACCACCAATAAAGAATAGAGTTTCAAATGGGTTGGTAAATACGTCCAATGGAGTGGAGTCACCACTAGCACTTTGAACGTTGAGAGCACCAAGAAGCGTCAAGGAACTGAGATCCCAGGCATTAGTTAAGGTAATCACAAATGTAGAGTTGTTATCTGTACCACTAACATACATTCGAGTTCCATCATCTTTAAATGAGAATCCACGAATAGATGATTCGGTTGGTTGACAGATGACAGATATATTTGTTGTTTGTACTGGGAGTGGGAAGATAGAAGTTATATCCCAAGGAACAGTACATTCATATTTTTTGATGGTGTCTGGATCTTGAGTGTCAAGAACAAACATATGATTGCCATTATCCTGGAATCTAACTCCTGCTAAAGCAGGGAAACTAACATTACCTGCTAATGTTGCTGTAAGGATGTCCCATGGGGTGCTAAGATCATATTGTGCAACTTTATTACCTGAGTTTGTTAAACCAGTAACGTACATTCTTGTGCCATCTGGTTTAAATTCAACACCAGTAGCATATGTGAAGTTAAGACCACCAGTATTTAAGGTGAGTACATTAACTTGAGATGCGGTGTTTGGATCAAAACCACTACTCATTTCATACTGTTCAATGGTTCCTTGAGTATAAGAATTTGCACCATGAGCAGTGTAATAGTATGAACCTGCTGGTTGCAAGTACCAACCTTCAAAACCACCGTCAACAGTGACACTACCATCATTGACGAATACTGCACTCTCAATGATATTGGGTGGAGGTGGGAATGTTACTGTAGGAGTAAATGTATATCCGTCACCAGCAGATGTAATTCCAACGCTTTGAATTGTTCCACCAGCACCAATAGTTGCCTCAAGAACTGCTGTTACTGTTGGTGGAGGATCACTGAACTCTAGTAGTGGTTGATATGTATATCCAGTTCCAGCATCAATGATTGTTATTGATCCAACTTCTCTCTCATCTGGTGGAACATTTAGAGCAACGTCTAGGGTTGCAAGTCTTGGGTTTGGTGGTGGGGCAAATGATACCTCACCAATATCGGTATATCCAGTTCCTGGATTTGTTATGGTTACGGTTTTTACTATACCTAAAACTGGATCATATGTTCCTGTTGCCTCAGCAAAGACTCCTGGAACTTCAGAAGGAAGGATTATATTGGGATCTAATTCAATCTCATATTCTGGAGCATTGAAAAATCCTTCATTTACTTCTACTCCCCCTTCAACGATTACAAATCCATTTCTTGATTTGGATTCTATAGTTTCATAGTGATGAACACCATTATATAATGTATTATAGTCTCCATATTTTTCTAGAAGGTGCTTATCAAAGGCATATTGTGTCTTTGGCCATTCTTCATATACATTATGAACATTATTTGACAATAGAACTACCCAATCTAATGATGAATCTCCATACACCTTTTCTGCAACCTGATCAGGTCTCTCATCACCTATAATAGTATACTTGTTAAAGTAACTTACATTTTGGAAGATATCGTCTCGTATTCTTGCACGCTTGAACAGGTTCTTTGTGACTGTGTAGTCATTCAAAGAATTATTCTCAAGATCTCTTGAGATATATGCAATACTTGGAACGTGAGTGAAGTAATTTGCCATTTATCAGTATCCGATTGGGTGATTTGCGCCGTCGCCCTCGTTGTAATCTTTGGCGTATACGGGAATGAGTTCCATGAATTGCAGTTGCAAATCATATGAGAACATTGCACCGTCCTCATAAGACATATACGTTCCGTCAGGCGTATAATTTACAGTACATGACTGTAAAGCACAGTCCTTAATAAGATTTATACCAGTATGTTGTTGACCTTTATTGAAGTATTCAATTCTAAAAATATTCGGTGCTTTTAAGAACAGATTGGCATCACTAGTCTTTGGTGCCATGTGAAATTTGAAGAACTTGATGATGGACTTTACAGTTTCTGCTTCTCCTGAACTTCTTGGGGTCATTTTGAAGTTAAACGAGAATGCTCTCAACTGTGGACCTTGGAACAGAAGTTCTGTGTTTGGATTAAAGATTGCTCTTTCAGTTCTTCCAATGATGTTAGAACCAACTGCTTGACCAGCCATTCCAACTTGGATAGCTTTTCCTACCTCACTACTTTGATCTGATAAAGTGCCTATCTGTTTAAGGAATGTATCTACACCAGCACCGATTCCGCTACCTATTGCCTTTTGTGCTACTTCTGCACCAGCAGCTTGTATTGCACTCAGATTATCTTCATTCCATCCAACTGCATTAGAGTCTTGAATGCCGCCTTGAATTGGAAGTTGTACACTTTGACTAATTCCTTCTGCTGTTCCACTTTGATATGTTGAACCAAAAGATCCAGCAGAAGTACTAAGTTTTGATGGAAGATACTTAAGAGCAGTGAATTTGACATAATCAGATTCATTCCCTTTTGCACCCTCTGGATAAACTAAATCGTTCTTTTCACCAAGATTAGTTGTATTTTGGTTAGGAGATGCCGCTGTGGTTAACGTGGTTGCATTTAATGATCCATCACCAGTATTTTCTTCTGCACTATTACCACCAGTTTGATCAGTGTTACCATTTGCTGGACCATTATCTTCTATACCCTCACCTTTTACATCTGCAACATCTACGGGTGAAGCTTTACCATCAGCAGATGTTTGTTGCAGACTACTTTTTACTGTATAGTCTACAACGTTGTTCAATGTTGCTTGTGTTGCCTCATTGTCATTTAACTTATCAACCAATCTAGAATCTATATTTTGAGTAGCATAATCACTAGGAACAAATTTACCATCAGGTCCTTTTGTTGCTAGTATTTTATCTGGATCTAGTGGTTGTGGTTGTCCGAGAACATTGTATTCTCTTTGGTAAACTGTTTGTTGTTTTGTTTTGGGATCAACTACAACAGC